CTTGGCAAGTTGGTGGGTATGGGCGGATGGCTATTAGGCTTAGTTCTGTTGCTTCCAATGGTGATCGGGTGGATCATACCGGGGCCGCTACAGAAGGTAAAGAAGAAACGCTAGTAAGGATTACTTGGCGGGATATCATCCAGTATTCTGACTGGACTACCGCTGATAAAGTAGAGTGTCCGGTCATGGAGTCGGTGGGCTGGTTGGTGTCGCAAGATGAAGACACTATAAAGATCGCCACCACCCTTGATCGCCTTGACTCACTAGGTGAGAACGATGGGCAGGCTACTTACTACGGGATAATTGCTTTTCCCTCCGGCTGCGTTCTCTCATGCGTTCCCCTGCATACCTTGATAAACTGACCCCCTCCATCTCTTCAAACCTCTCCTCCCATGTACACTTCTTTGATGGAGTTAGGTTGTATCTATTCACCCAACAGAACCTAGCAAAACAAAGCCTTCGGTTCTCTTGATCTTTTTCGTACTGTTCCTTCCACTTGCTATAATCTCTCATCCAGTTCCTCAATCTTCATCACGTACATATCACGATGGGTCTTGAAGAAGGGTGGGTCAGGTGTGCCCTTCGGCCAGAACTCTGCCTCTTCAAAAAATTGATCTGCTGATTTATAACCGCACAACCATATTTTTAATAGGTCTGAATAATTTCCACCGCTATCTCTGTCAGAATATTCGACACTCAAAAACGCATAGGTGTCCGGCTTCTGATGTTTACTGGTTGACGCAATGTTGACCGTGTAGTTAGGCTTGGGCTTGGTCGCCCTTCTCTTAGTCTTAACCTCTACCTTCGAGTCGTTGTAAATTAGATCATAGTCTTTATGATCTTTTACCTCTACGCCAAGATGTTTCGCCAGTGCTAATTCCCCAAGCCTGCCGGCGTAATTACCATCCCCTTTTGTTATCGAGTTGTATATCCCACCTAAATTTTCAGCCCAATCTGTGGCTGCTCTAATCATTTCATTATCAAACGGCAGTTGAAGCATTGCTCAACTCCTGTATCTTATGGATGGCTGCGTCCTCTGCTATCTGAAACCACTCGTCACCCATGTGATCCTTCTTGATCTTGAATTCGGATAGTTCATGGTGTGTATTTCTTTCCAGCACCTTGCAGTCATCAGAATAAAACCACCGGACACACTGAAACTCACCCCAAGTTCTGGCGTTTGATAGCCTGCTGCCCACATCATCTGTGCTACCTATTTTGTATACACCTTCCGGCTTCATCATATCCTGAAAGATGTAGACATACCCTTCCTTCGGATAGGTTTCCCGTGGAACTGAAATTGATTTAGTCTTGGGGTCTTTGTGTATTTTTGGTAAGTCTTCTTTAGGGGGGTCAATAATACTGTTGTAACCCTCCCTAGCCAATTTCAAATACCTTAACCTCTCATCCTTAGAAATTTTATCTATGTTTAATACACCATCTTTCTTGGATAGTTTTCTGGCAATTTTTTTGTGTGTGTTCCAATAAAAATGTCCATTCACCCTGCCCACTCCATTACGACGGGCTTCCTTAATACTTTCGTATCCGCATATCTTACAGAATTTCTGAAAGGGTGGGTCTGGAGTTTTGTGCGCTCCATTTGAATTCCACGCGCAAAAGTTACTTGATGGTTGAGGGCTTGATCCGGCTTCACAATAGTGAACACCCTTATATCCAACACAAACTAACATCAATTCATCCACGCTTCTTCACCTCATTAACTATTGCCTGATCCCTTTCTTCGGGAGAGTCGAATGGCCCCTTGCAGCAGAGATAAGTCTTCTTGGTTGAAGAAAGGAGAAACCACAAAGAGCCATCCGGTTGTTTGTATCTTTCGCATCGATAGTCACCTATGCGTCCATGATTGTATGCGCCACCACTCTGCCAAGTGACCCTCACTTACGTTTCTTACTGAGAACCTTTAGCCTTCTTCGCAGTCTTTGGGCTGCAAGGAATGCATCAAAGTCCAGTTCGAAATTCTCAGACTTGACACACTCAAATTTGCCAGTCTTCTTGTCGCATCGTAAGATGTAGGCTGAGTCTACGTCCACCCCATCCATGTTCTCGATAGCCTTGGCATAGGCCGCTACCTGTAGGTAATACTCAGGGTAGATGGCCTTAGAGGTCTTCCAATCGATAACGCAATGCTCCCCATTGATGGTCGCCACAGCGTCCACCGTGCCTGCATATTTATGGGTTCGATGGTACAGTTTGCGCTCCGCTGAGTGCCACTCGACATCATTCTCTGAAACCCATGCTCTGAACGCCTCTATTGCCTTCTGAGCCTCTTTCTGAGGTGGCATGATGGGGGGGTCACCCCCTTCCAGTTTCCACCGTATAGCGCCTTCTACCCATGAGTGGGTGACGGTGCCTATATTTATCGCTGAGGTGGAAGTATTTCTGTATGCGCCCTTTACTCCCTTGGAGAGAAAATCAATTCCCACACTTTTTGTGTGGTAATTATCCCGCTCAGTATCATAGAATAAATTCTTCGAAAGCCATTCAAACCCTTCCTTTAAGGCCCAAGGAATTAAGCCGGGTTTCGAAATCACATCCATCGTCTGAGTGACAGATGGAATTAGTTCGTGATCCGGCTCTATCCTGTAGGAATGAAGTCGGTCATCAAACCCAAGTTCGATGACCTCTCCATCGTGATACTCCAGTTTCAAAACGGTATATCCGCGCCCTCAGTACTTGTGTTTACATTTCCGGCGCTACCACTACCGTTATAAGGCCGTTGCAACTGGCCTGAGAGGTACTTCTTACCACCCTTTGAGACATTCTCCCAAAGTGCAACCTTGATTTCCTCTCCATTCCAGAGAGCCGTTCCGGTTAAGTCCGGGCGTTTACTATTCCCGTCCTTTTCGTTTTCAAATAACACTATCGTGTCAGGTTTCATATCCATTATACGTTCCTCACGTTGTTGGATGTTAAAGGAGCCGGGCAGAAGCCTGCTGTGTTCTCCAGATTTCAATCTTGAGTTCAGCCTGCTTCAAATCCCAACGTAACTTCTCTTCATTAGATATCGCAGCAGCGATACCCTCATTTGCAACGGCAACAGCCGACTGCACCGCAACCCAATGCTCCTTATCCGCCACAGTCTTACCGACTGCTTGGGAATACAGTATAGAGCGTTGAGTTTTCTTCCACTCCTGCGCTTGAAACGATAACGCTTTCGCAGTAGCGTACTGAGGAGCAATCTCCTCAATCTTCTGTAGTTCATCTTCTATATCCTTGTTACTTATCATTAAACAATATTAACCCGCTTTGGAACGCCTTGTCAAGCGTTTCCATGATGAAATAGGGTTGCCAATCTAAAAGATAGGTATCCCCATTGTGTATATCGGTGTGATGCTCATAACATAGAGGCATCACAAAGTAGTCATTGGCTTTCCAACCGGCACCACCGGAAAAGGGTGAAAACCTGCCCTTTAAGTGGTGAGCCACTATTGTGCCATCATCTATCTTGCAGTCAGCGCAAGGCAGTGTAGCCACCCAATCCAAATACTTCCGGCTCTCGATCCTTGGGTGCTTATCAAGGCTCACAGGATCACCGAATCTTCCTTTGGCGTGAACTGGCGTCTATGATATCGATCAAACCATTCATGCAGGGCGTCAACCTCTTCCGATTTTGTTTCTTCACGGCAGAATTCTAACGCCCATACCTTCAGTTCAGCAAGTTTACGGCTAGTAGGGATTGGTTTATCCACTTATGGATGAGGTGTATTCAGCACCGTACTGACCTACTTGCATCTTGGTTGAGAAAGAACATCCCGCCAACATACCATCTAATAATACCGCAATTAAAATTTTCATACTCCACACACTCCTGAGAGACATTGCTCTGCACTGTTGTCTTCGAACACCACTCCACGCTTACTGTGCGCCTCCGCATAAGGAACTGAGGAGATAGGCTGACCACCCCTACTACCGTCAGGGTACAGGGTCAGTCCACGCAGGCCGTGAGCGTACTTACGCACTATCTTTGCGAACTCATCTACT